ACAGGGGAGGTGTTCCTAGTGAAATGGGCCCTTACATCGGTGTGGTCACTAACAATATTGATGTCACAAGATCAGGAAAGTTACAGGTCTATATTCAAGAGTTCGGTGCCATTGACAAAGAAGGCAAACCTTTACTGACAGACTCAACATTGTGGAAAACTGTCAAATATGTTTCTCCATTTTATGGAATTACTCCCCTAAGTCAAACCAGTAACGAAAGTGTAGGGAAATATCCTAACAATCAGCAAAGTTATGGTATGTGGTTTACCGCTCCGGATGTTGGCACAAGAGTTTTATGTTTTTTTCCCGCAGGTGACGCCAACGACGGTTATTACATAGGTTGTATTCCTGAGACTGGCCTAACACATATGATTCCTGCAGTTGGAGCCACAAGTGAATATCAAACTAATAATGACACCCAACAACAATATTTTGCTGAGGCCACACAACTACCGGTTACCGAAATTAACGACAATAGTCAAGAAAACAGCAATGGTCCTAAATTTTTTGACAATATAAAACCTGTTCACAGTTATCAAGCAGCGACTTTTTTTCAGCAAGGGCTTGTTAACGATACACAAAGAGGGCCAATTACCAGTAGCAGTCAACGAGAAACGCCCAGTGCAGTCTTTGGTTTCAGTACGCCTGGAAGACCAATCTATCAGGGTGGTTTACAATCAGATGATATCCGTCAAAAATTATTAGGTAATCAGGTTTTACCGCAGGATGTTGCAGTTACTGGTCGTGTCGGTGGTCATAGTTTTGTTATGGATGACGGTGATTTAGAAGGCAACGATAATCTTGTAAGAATAAGAACCAGCCAAGGTCATCAGATAACCATGAGCGACAGCGGAAACTTTTTTTATATTACACATGCCAATGGGCAAACTTGGATCGAGCTAGGAGCACAAGGTACTGTAGATGTTTTTTCTACTAACAGTATAAATCTAAGAACCAATGGCGACATAAATTTTCATGCCGACAGAGATATCAATATGTTTGCTGGAAGGAATGTCAATGTCAAAGCCGAAAAAGAAACTAATTTGGGCGGTGTTGATGCTGTAAAAATTGCCAGTGATAAAGATGTATCTATCTATGCAGGCATAAAATTGGGTATAAAAAGTGAAGCAATTTTGGCCTTGAAATCTGCTGCAGGTAGCTGGGACGCAGGAGGGCCGTTGACATTAAAAGGTAGACCGATTTTTCTAAATGGACCAGCAGCATTACCTGTAGAAACACCAAAACTCTATCCTAAAGTATTATTAGATGATACCACATATAATTATAGTACAGGCTGGCAAGTCAAGCCCAATGGGTTGACTAGTATTGTTAGCCGCGCACCCACTCATGAACCTTATCCTTATCATAACACTGGGGTGGATGTGCAAGTATCTTTGGAAACTGGTAGCCCACCCCCACCGCCTGCTGCGGTTCCTGTGCCCGACGGATGGACAATTGAAGTAAAATCATGAACATATACGAATTTACTGAAAACGGTGTTACTTATGTTATTAAAGGTCCTGCGGGATCAACAGCAGATCAAGCCCGACGAGTGTTTGAACAACAATCTCGCACAGGAAGTCTTGTTGGCTTAGAAAAAGGATCGCAGCTAAATTCCATAACACAGGCCGCTCAGGGATTACCTGCAGCACTAGCTCAGGTCAGTCCAACTAATTTAGCTCAAGCAGTAAAAACTTCTACAATACAAACTAATCTCAGTGAAGTACCTTTACAAAATCCCATACAAGTCAATAACTTTGTCAAACAAGGTGCCACTACCGCAAAAATTGGAAATCTTGACAGTTCAACAGTGCAGGGATTGTTAAGTCAAACAGCAAAAACAGTAGGACAAACCGCCAACCAAATTTCCAATAGTGCCGGGGTAGGCAAGTATGGTTTAAATGCTGAACAATTAGAAAAACAAGGATATTTAAAACCCACAACTGCTGCATTGGTCAAAAGCAGTGGAAACTTAATTAGTAACTTATCTAGTCCAACAGTTTGGTCGGGACAAATGGGTGTGAGCAATGTAACAAATTTACTCAGCAATGATAAAATGCAAACTAATATACAGACCAATGTTATGTCCACGGCCTTTACTTCCTTGCAAAAAACCGGTCAGATACAAAATCTTGTATCAAACAAAGAAGTGGCTGCAGTAATTAATACGGCAGCAAAATTTGGTAACGATTCTGCAGTTAATTTAATTAAAGGTAATTTGTCTGGCGGTGCTGCACCAATAGTAGCCGGTTTCGCCAAATCTAGTGAATACTCAGCATCATTTGGAAAAATTGCAGGAACAGTCGGTAATCCTTCGGGGGTTATATCCGGCCTAACCGGCGATGTTTCTAAATCAGTTAGTCAACTTACTTCTAATCTTACTGCAGGATCTCTGTCAGGACTAAACAATTTAGCCGGTGGTATAGGCGGTAAAGTTACTGGCCAATTAAGCGGAATAACCAGCGGGTTGACAGGCCAATTGAGCGGAATAACCAGCGGGTTGACAGGCCAATTGAGTGGCATTACCAGTGGCCTGACAGGACAATTGAGTGGTGCGTTGGGAGGGCTTGGTGCACTAGGCGGATTGGGTGCATTGGGTGGATTAGGCGGCGGCAATCCTTTACAGTCAGGAACTCGACAAGCCAAGGCAGTTGTAAACACCACAAATAGGAAAACAGTTGATGCATCATTTAAAAACATTGTAGGTGATAATAAAGTACCTTTACCGGATTATGGTGCCTAAAAAAGGGTAAATACATCATGACAACATTTATAGGATTTAGCACCATTGGTCGTAATAAAAAATTTACATTAGTAGATTTTGAATTAATCAAACAAGATCTATTAAATGCATTCAACATTAGACAAGGTCAACTACCTGGACGACCTGAATATGGCACAAGACTTTGGGATTTTGTCTTTGAAAATCTTAATCAAGCCACAGAACAGGGCATTTTAGAAGAAGTACAACGAGTAGCCGGCGGCGATCCTAGAATTTATTTACAATCAGTTAATGTTTATCCACAGGATAACGGATTGTTATTAGAACTTACAATACAAGTAATACCAACAAATAACGCTGAAATATTATCTATATTTTTCGACCAGATACAGAGAAATGCCACTTACATATAAACTACATAGTTTATAAAAACGATAAATATTTTGAACCGAGAAACTCATATATGGCAAGAACCACTAGACAAACTGTAATTTTCGGGGTCGAAGACTGGAAAAGAATTTACGAAACTTTTAGAGAAGCAGACTTTCAAAGTTATGATTTTGAAACACTAAGAAAAAGTTTTGTAGATTATCTCAGACAATACTATCCTGAAACTTTCAATGACTATATTGAAAGCAGTGAATTCATTGCCTTGTTGGATGTTATTGCATTCATGGGTCAAGCAATGGCATTTAGAAATGATCTCAATACCAGAGAAAATTACATTGACACTGCAGAAAGAAGAGACAGTGTTGTAAGATTGGCCAATCTGGTAGGATATACTCCTAAACGCAATGAAGAAGCGCAGGGGTTTCTTAAAGTTTTCAATGTACAAACCACTGAAAATGTCATCGACTTTAATGGAATAAATCTCAGCAATATAACAATTAATTGGAACGACCCCACAAATCCCAATTGGCGTGAGCAGTTTACTGCTATAATAAATGCTGCATTGATAGACAGTCAAAAAGTTGGCAGACCCGGTAATAGACAAACTATCTTAAATGTCGTCACTGATGAATATAGTATTAATTTAGTGCCGGGATTTTTGCCTATTGTCAGTTATAACAGCACCATAGATGGTGTTCAAATGCCATTTGAAGCTGTTAGTGCAACTAGCGTAGGTCGAGATTATGTGTATGAACCTAGTCCCAATATAAATTCTGTTTTTAACATTCTTTATCGCAATGACAGAATGGGATTTGACAGCGCCAATACCGGATACTTTTTTTATTTCAAACAAGGAGTATTGACAAATCAAGATTTTAATTTGCCTGAACAGATTTCCAATCAAACAGTAGCAATTAATATCGAAGGTGTTAATAACGAAGACCGTTGGTTATTTCAACTTGATAATGTAGGTAATACCACCGACGAATGGCAATATGTTGACAATGTCTTTGCTGGAGCAGTCGAGCAGATAGATCCAGAACAAAGAAAATTATTCAGTGTTGCCAGCAGAGTCAATGATCAAATTACACTGATTTTCGGTGATGGGGTTTTTAGCGCCATCCCGGTGGGACTATTTAGATGTTATGTCAGAGCCAGTAACGGATTAAGATATATCATTAATCCCGAAGAAATGCAAAGTGTGGTAATACCTATTACCTATACCAGCCGAACTGGGCAAGTTGAGACTATAACATTTACTTGCGGTATTACGCAACCTGTCAGCAATGCACAACCTAGAGAAACGCTAGACGAAATTAAACAGCGTGCACCTGCTAGATACTACACACAAAATCGCATGGTAAATGGCGAAGATTATAATAATTTTCCATTTACACTGTATAACAGCATTATTAAAAGTAAAGCAGTGAATCGTGCCAGTATAGGCACCAGTCGTTGGTTAGATCTTGTTGACAATACTGGAAAATATTCCAGCACAAACAGTTTTGGTAGTGATGGTGCATTATGGGAAGATAATGCTTTACCGACATTTACTTTCACTTGGTTAAACCTCAATGATGTAGCCAGTGTTATTAATAATCAAATCGAACCTACTATTGCAGAAGATGAATTTGTTCAATTTTATTATGCAAATTTTTCAAGACCGTCGCTGAGTGCACTCAATTTAACTTGGCAACAAAGCACTACTCTTTTAAACGAAACCACCGGATACTTCAAAGATAGCAATGGTACTCCGGTAGCAGTGGGCAGTTTTAGCAGCACAAATACCAAATATATTGTTGTGGGTTCTTTGATTAAATTTCAAGCACCAAATGGACAATACTTTGACAGTGAAAATAAATTACAGGTTGGTACGCCGAACCAGGAAGGCGACAAACTAGTCATATGGGCCAGCCCACAGTCCATAGTAGGAAATGGTACTAATGGTGGGCTGGGTAATCTCAGTGACGGCACTGGTCCCATAACTCTAAATAATTTTGTTCCTACTTCGGCGATTCCTGTAGAAGTTATACCAGTTTTAGTGACATCGTTATCAACGGCTGTAGTGAATTCAATTATAGATCAAATTACACTTTACAGAAATTTTGGACTAGGTTATAACAACTTAACCAGTACATGGTATGTAATTACCAGCAGTAATTTAGCAGTTGATGCTGAATTTAGTTTGGCTAATGCCCAGAGTACAGCAGGAACCAACAGTGATGCCAGTTGGCTTATACAATTTATAACCGACGGCGAAACTTATACTGTTTCAACAAGATTTTTGGTGTATTCTTTTGGTAGTGTAATTCAAACGAGATTTTTCTTTGAAACCAATCAAAATATCTACGATCCGAGAACTGGCACTACCATAAAAGATTTTGTCAAAGTTTTAAGATCTAATTCGCAGCCTGACAGTAATCAACCATTAACAACTGATTACCCCTTGAGAATAATTGGACAACCAGTGCTTAGTGATGGTTTAGTTGATGACTTTCAAGTCACAGTGAGTTTTGAAGATAGTGATGCTGATGGTATCGCAGATAATCCTGACTTTTTTGATGAAATTGTCAACCCCGACGATAATACCGTAAACAAAACTGTATTCTTCGAAAAAACAGTAGACTTTGACAATCTCGAAAGATATCTGTTAGTTGCTGCTGACCGTGTCTACAGAGATCTGCCAACTTTAGATAGCATAGAATTAGTTAAGACTGAATTCAACCCAGATCAAATATTTTATGCTTATGCTCAAGTAACATTATCTGGTTCAGTGGGTGCATTTTATAGATTAGATTTCATAAATGATCAGCGAGTAATAACTGATGTTTCTAGCTCGTGGATAGTGAAAACAGGTAGACAGAGTCTGTATTATCAATACAGACACAATGCACCATTGACTAGCCGAATTGACCCAGGAACAAGCAATATCATTGACTTGTATGTAGTCACACAACAATACTATATTGCCTATCAAAACTGGATACGAGATACCACTGGTACAGTACCTGAGCCTTTACAACCTACAATCAATGAATTATCGTTGGCATATCAAGGGCTTGACAATTACAAAATGATCAGTGATAACATTGTATTAAACAGTGTTACTTTCAAACCCTTATTTGGCGAAAAAGCTGCCAATGCTTTAAAGGCCACCATTAAAGTAATTAAGGCCGCCAACACATCGGCCAGTGACAGCGAAATCAAAAATCTTGTTGTACAAAATCTCAATAATTATTTTACCATAGACAAATGGGATTTTGGAGCTACATTTTATTTCAGTGAATGTGCTGCTTATGTTCACAGAAATATAGGTGGTTTAGTAAGCAGTGTTGTTATAGTACCATTAAATCCCAACAAGAGTTTTGGTGATCTCTACGAAATAAGAAGTGCACCCAATGAAATTTTTGTAAATGCAGCAACAGTAAATAATGTCGAAGTTATTTCAGCCTTGACAAGTACAAATATAAAAACAGCACCTGGTAGTGGGGTAATTTAATGTCCTTCAGAACTGTAGATTTTTTACCTGAAATATTTCAAACTCCGATAAATCGGCAGTTTCTTTCTGCTACATTAGATCAACTTACGCAAGAACCTGAATTTAAAAGAACACAGGGCTATATAGGTCGTAAAATTGGCCCTGGTGTAAATCCCAATGACAAATATGTCATAGAATTAGATAAGATACGCAGTGACTATCAACTTGAACCAGGGGTAGTTTCATTGCGTGAAGATCGAACCAAAATTAAAGATGTAATCACTTATCCTGGTATGGTAGATGCATTGGCTCTGCAAGGTGCCAATACTTCAAGACTTGATAGGTTATGGACCAGCGAATATTATTCCTGGGATCCTTTTGTTGATTTTGACAAGTTTATCAATTTCAGCCAATACTATTGGTTACCAAATGGTCCAGACGCCGTAGATATCAGTTCATCTGCTATTCCATTAACTGACAGTTTCGATGTAACCAGAACTAACAGGGGTTATGAATTTTCGGGTATAGCAGGAAACCGCCCTACAATTTATCTGCTAAGAGGTGGATCTTATACATTCAATGTCAATCAAGATCCTCATAAATTTTGGATACAGTTAGAGCCTGGTGTCAATGGTACCCTTAGTGCCACACCTAACATTTCCGGCAGAGATATTTTGGGTGTTGAGGACAACGGTCAAAGCAATGGCACAGTGACATTCAATGTTCCTCAAGCCGATGCTCAGCAGTTTTATTATGATTTACCTTTGTTGGGTTCCGTTGATTTATTGACTACTACACTGACTTATGAAGATATAAACAATGTCTATCTTGATAATTTTTTAGCCGCTTATCCCAGTGGTATTGATGGAATAACTAGTTTAGATCAGAAAACTATTATTTTTACAACGGAACAGGGCTGGTTTGAATCTACTAGATTTGATCCCTTACCACAGGATCCAGCATTCAATGGACAAGTTGGCAGTTTTGATACTACACTCTATGATCAAGAATTAGAGATACCTTTTGAAGAAAGATATAAGGTCTGGAGAATTGTCTACAATTATGACACAGACAATCAAATTTATCTAACAGTAGAACCATATATCCCTATTGCAATATTTGATAAAGTTGATATTTTATTCGGCGCCCAATGGAGCAGCACACAATGGTACAAAAACTCAGATGGTTTTATAGAAAAGATCCCATTACTATCGGCAATCTTTAATACTCTTTACTATCAAGACAGTACCAATCCAAACTTTTTTGGTGTCATACGACTGTTAGAATCCACTGATAA